TTGCTTTGTGCGGGGCTCTATGGCCCCCTCCCGCAGCGGTGTGGCCTGCGTTCGCCGCATTCGTTGCGGATTCTGCCGCTGAGTTTGCCGAACTTGCCGCAGTGTTCGCCCCGCTTATCGCTGTGTTTGCATTTTTGACAGCCGTTTGCGCATCGCTAACCGCTTGCTTTGCGGCAGATACCGCATTTTCCGCTTCTGTGGTCGCATCATCAATGCTGTTTAGCGCATCTTCCAAAGCTGTAAATTCGTCTGAAGATTCGATCGCTGAATCGTCAACGATGCTTTTTTCTACATCAAATAAAATTAAAAAGCTTTCTAAAATTTTTTGACCGCTTAAAATCTGCAACTGCCCGAATTGCTTTCCAGACTCCGCGAACATTTGTGTGGTAGGGTTTACCGTTATTTCGTTTCCTGAAATCGAGCAAGAGTTATAAATTTGCGCACCGGAAGGCTTTTTAATATATATATTTGCTGTTGCACCCGCCGGAATATTGTAATCGACAATATCGAACACTATAGGAATTGTGTTTGTGCCTTGCACATAATCAACAACCTGCGTCAAGCCTTTATTTGCAACCCTTAACTTTATGCTAATATTTTCCATATTATGCCTCCGTAATATCCTGTATAATGCCGGAAACAACATGTACATTATAGCCAGGGATCGGAAATACACCACTCCACGTTCCCATAATCGCAACGTTGTTCACGCTATTTACGTATAATCCATTTTTATCTGCATATACAACATTTTGACCGTTCTTTTGAAACGCCATCATGTGACTTTGCATAATAGCGCTTGTTCTTTGCGTTATATTCTCAATCGTACATTGTCCCGGACTAATTGTACATTTTATGTCTTCGTTTTTAACACTTTTTCCAGTCAATTGAATGATAGAGAAATCATTATCAGCTGTGATGTTTATTGATCCTTTTTTTATTGTGAAATCGCCAGTATCTAAATTCCAAGAATTTTCGCCTAATTTGTCTGATAAAATTCCAGCTATAACAATATCTGCAATTAGTCCGCTAGATGTCAATGCAGTTGTCCAAACCCAATCTGTGTCGTCCTCGTTTCGCTTTTTTGAAATCTGTAACCCTTGCGTTCCGATTGCCAGAGCGCCAAAGGTGGAAGATTTTGGATCTAAATCCTCGAACAGGATCGCCCGCACATCTTGTTTTTGTGCGACAGTGTTTTGCAGCTTCAGTTGTGCCCATGCGCCGTCTATAAATCCTTTCACCTGCTCTGCTACTACGGAACCGTCCGAGCGGATAGCGGAATCAATTCTGTTGACGGCAGAAGATACATCGCTGAAATAGTTATAGGTAAAATCTCCCAGTTCTACGGAATTTACTTTTTTCAAGAGGCAGTCATATTCGAGCGAGATCACTCGTGCGTCTGTAGTGATGTCAAGGCGGTTGTGGCGGCAGTGGATTGTGTCGCCGAGGCTAACATCTTCTAAGATCGCATAATCTTTATATTGGTCTGTGTTTTTCAACAAGACAAGATCTGCCTCGATGTTGACGGTCGGCTTGTCAATCCCTTTTTTAAATTCTTCTTCGCATCTAAATTCTAAAACTGCGTCTAATTCCGCTTGATTGTAGCACACATAGACGTCACCATCATCCAGCCCTTTTCTTTCGTCATCGCTTGCGTCTAAATAAAATTTCACATCCTCAAACATGATCGTGGCAGAATGTAAGGTCGGATAGCTGTCGATCAGCGGAGAATCAACGTATATGTTTCTGCCAAGCGTTCCAGAGGGTTTTCTGCCATTATAGGCGGTTGGATAAATTCGAGTAATAACGCCAGACGTATCAATAGATTCCTTAAAGCCATTTTCTGGAATATTTTTCCCGTACAGCAATTCTACGCCATTATCTGCTCCAACTTCGGAATTTATAGTGACGTTAAAATTATCAAAGAGGATTTCCCCTCCCCAGCGACTTGTGAAGGAATTTTCGTCGTCGCTATTTATTGCCTCGATGAGATTTTTGTACTCGTAGTAAGCAGTAGCCGTTTTCGTGATGTTTGATGTGCCTGAATATTTACTATTTGGCGCGGTCATGAGGTCTAAAGCCTGCTGACCTGTCTTGTTCGTTGGACGAACATCTACTAAAAAGCAGTCGTTCATCGCGTCCATGAAGATCGGCTCCGCCGTGGCACTGATTCCGGAATCGCTTTTATCTACGGTTTTTACTCTAAAAAGCTGATCTTCCGAAAGGAATGACGGCACTTTTATCACAGCTGTTTCCTCAATCCATTTCCATCTTCCCTCTCCATCGAGCGGATGCTCAAGCTCGATTGTCCACGCTCCATTCAGTTCTGCATTAATTGTGCAAGAGGACGGCATCAACACCATGTCCCCGTTCTTCTCAAAGTCCGTATTGCTCGGACTGTAGATTTGTATCATAAGCACCTCCAATTTGGAATAATTGCAAGAGAAAATCCGCTTGTAATTGTGATTGAATTTTCACCTGAGTTCAGCCACAGGTCTTCGTAATCTCCTGTTATGGCGGTATTCATCATCGTTCCGTCCTGCCGGTAAGCGAGCATTAAATCTGTGTTAATTGTAAGATTCTGCCCGACATTTGCCGTCACAGATTTTCCGTTTACCGTCAGGGTACACATTCCTTCGCCCGTAATCACGTAGGTAGGCTTCGAAAGTGCGTAAGGGTTATACAGCACATCTGCAATGCTCATTTCCCGCTGTCCATCTTTTACATACAGATAAGGCTCACATAGAAATTCAGCGGTAAATGTGCCTATCCGAAGTGATGTACGCTCTGAATCAGAAATTTTACAGGATAAAACCTTATAAAAAAAAGAAGCATCATCCTCAAAAATCAGGTTTCCGCTTCCTTTGATCCATTTTTTTGCCGCCCGGAACACCTCCGCCCATCGGTGTGGCTTAGCCCAAAAATTAAACTCTACACTGATCGTTATTGAATTGTATACGGTTTCCCCATTCACCCCATCAATCGAGATAAGCGATCCGTCTCTCCCCGGTATCGTAATCTCTTCAAATCTTGGCTCCGGAGCCGGGACGCTTGGTCGTCTGACTGGCAGGATGCCAATAGAGGACGCTCTTACGTCATTAAATGAAATATCATACATTAGACCCGCCTTCCTTTCGATGCCATAGCTGCCGCCTGTGTTGTCGTGATATATTTTGTTGCGGATTTCCCAATCGCTTTGCCATCCAGCATGATCGTGTCTCCATCAATCACCATTGTGGAAGCGTTTGAAACACTGGCACCTTTAATAATTCCATTCACATCATTTGTGAACGTAGAATCGATCGTTGTCGCTACAGCAGCCGCAGCATTTTGTACCTTTTTGATGTTTTCATACATTCCATTTGCAAGACCTGTCATAAAATCGGGCATCCACCTCTCATATTCATGAAGCGGGCCTTCGTCCGGTCTAGAAAAATGTAAAAAGTTCGCAATCTTATCAGCGATGCTTTTCGCCGCATCTGCCACCTTTCCGATCATCGCTTTAATTCCGTCGATGATTCCCTGCACAAAGTCTTTTCCCCATTGCAATGCTTTTTTTGGAAGCCCTGTGATAAATTTGATTGCTTTATTGAATCCGTTTACGATCGCGTCTTTGATATTTCCAACTTTCGTTTTTATACTGCTGACCAAATTTGTAAAGGCTGTTACAACATTATTTTTAATGTTCTGCACATTATCTCCAAAGTTTTTGAAAAATCCAATCACTTTTTTTATGATTTCGTTTACTCCGTTTCTGAACCATTCGCACTTATTATACAGAAGCATGACCGCTGCTATAATTGCAGTAATAACCGCAATTACAGGATGAGCCATGATCAAGGTAAATAGTCCTTTTGCGGCTGTTCCGATTGCCGTAAGCGCAACTTTTACAACTCCGCTGAATTTAGTAAACAAAGTTCCAAGGCTTATAATTCCAGTAAACGAATTTTTTAGCAGTGTGATTGCTCCAATCATTCCAAGTATTGCAGGTGAAATTGTTGCAATTACAGAAACAATGCCCACAATTGCTCCAATTGCTGTCTGCACGGGTGCGGGAAATGATTTAAATATGTTTATAACTTTTTCCAGTACTCCGGAGACAAATTCCATTGCTGCCGCAAGCCCCGGCATGATCACTTTTGCCAGTTCACTCTGTTGCTTGTTTAACTCGCCTGACGCATCATAATACGCTGTCAGTTCCGGGTTAGATTTCCGAAATCCTTCCGCAACTTTCGCAAGTCCCTGTTCGTCTAAAGTTTGAAAAATAAGTCGCGCACGTTCGGATTCAGTTGAGCATTGCGCAAGTTTCTGATTAAATTCATCTTCACTTTGACCTGCCCAGTTCAGAGCGTCTGCAAATGTTCCTGTAACCTGACCAACTCTTACTGTCTCATTGATCGCCTCAGATAAGCTGTCAATCGGAAGAGAATCCCCATAGCTTGCCCATGCGCCAATCGTTAGCTCTGTAAGACGTTTTAGTTCACCCTGTTCCAATCCAAGAGCCTGTAAATTTGATACCGTCGTTGCCGTTGTTTGCTCATCCCCCAGAACGGAATAAAGCTGTTTATAAATTTCTTCCGTTTCTCCCGCTGTATAACCTGCGTTTTTTGATGCAGAATCAAGTTGTCCATATATGCTTACCGTTTCTGTAGCTTCGTCTGCAAACCCTTTCATAGCCTGACCTGCACCAGCCACATTTTCCGCAAGTTCTGAATACGCTGTTGATCTCGCAGCGCTTTCTAAGCTGGACAGATCTGTACTTGCGCCTCTCGCCTCGTCACCCAGTTTTGAAATGCCGGTCGCCGCGTCTCTTGTGCCCGCTTCAATCTCAGAAAGCTTTGTATCTGTCTGTCCGATTTCCGTCCCAAGCTTATTCATATAAGCCTGCGTCTCATTTAGTGACGTGCGAAGCTTCGAGATCGTACCCTCTTCTCTTCGGATTGCGTTTTCCAGCTTGATCGCTTCCGATGAAGTTGTCCCGCTTTCCTGTGAAACTCTCTGATAGTCTGCTCTTAATCCTTCCAAGATCTGGCTGTGCTGCGAAATTGTTGTGTCGAGCAAATCATATTTTTGCTTCTGTGCATCAAGCTGCTGATTTAAAATCCGGCTTTTTGAGATCAGAGCCTGCTGCGAATCCGCATTTTCTGAGAACTCTGTAGTGACTGCCTTCATCTCAGAGCCAAGCTCTTTCAGCTGCTGATTAATCGAGTCCATCTGATTATTAAATTCTTTTTCGCCTTTGATGCTTATCCTAGGTCCAATATCATAAGCCATTATCTCACCTCCGGAAAAAAGTTATAGTCTTTCTTTTCAACAAGCTTTCCAGTTCCGTCGGAAGCTAAAAAGAAATCATATAGATCGGACAATTCGCCGATAGGCATCGCCGAATATTCCGTATAAGGAATATTCATTTTTCTGCCACAAACATTTAGCCACTCAATCGAATCGACTGAGTGGCTTACACGTTTTTTTCGTCAATTTTCAGAGCAACCGTTTTTTTGCTCCCGTTTTCCATGCACATTTTTATTTTTTCTGCAAAATCCTGTGCTTCGTCAGGTGTAACAATAAGCTCCATCATCTCTTTTGAGACTGGAATATATTTTCCGTCTTCGACCGGCGCATTTTTCGGATGCGGCAGATCGCTCTCAAACGCGTTTTTGTATGCGCATCCCTGCGCGATCAGAATCTCTAAGATATCAAAAAAAGCGTTCAGCTTTTTTAAATCGTCCGTTTTATCCGACATCAAAGACTGCATTTTTTTAAACCCTCCGAATTTTTCTCCGATTTTCTTCGCAGAACCAAGAGAAAAACACATCGGGTATTCTTTTCCTCCTATCGTGACATATACACATCTGTCCATTAGACACCTGCTTTCGCCACAACCGTAACCGTACCGCTTCCAATCGCTTTGCCTTCTTCGTCTACCTGCGCCACATAGAGTGTGCTTCCGTTCGTGGCTTCGATTTCTTCACCGGACGTGAATTCTGTCCAAGATGTAAGTTCTTGCTTATATGCTGGAGCCGGTCCGGTTGTGCTATATTTATAGCTCGCTCCGGCAACTGGATTTTGAATTGTGATAACTGTTTCTCCCTGCAAGGTTCCCTCTGCTGAAGAAAGCTGAATCATATTCATTACGTTTAATACAGTTTTTAAATATTCCAACGCATCGGAATGCGTGTCGAACCACGCTTCCCGTTTCCACGGATGCTTATAATCCGCTGATTCTTCATCCGATCTGGAAATTCCGCATTCCAGTTCCTTTGTCTGCCACTCAATCGTTTCACCTTTCGTTGTAGCTGCTTCAGAAATTGGTCGTGGTGTGATTTTGCAGAGAATCAATGCTCGGTATTTATCCACGTCGTTGATCTGGTGCGTTTCAATAATCCCAAAGCCCTTTGGTGTCGCTTTCGCTTCATCATCATACACCAGTTCGGTAACCTGAGCACTTCCAACCATTACCGTCTTGTCCTTCAAACCGAGCAGTGTTTTTGATGTCTGTTGATCCATGTCAGACGTGTTTAATGTCAGCGTGCCGGTGCTAAAAGTTCCATAGTCATTTTCGATAATCCGATCATCTCCATAAAGCGGATTATCGTCAGACGTTTCCACCTCTGCGCTGTATTCAATCGCAGAACCGCATATAAATCCGTTCTGATAAACCACAGTGTTTCCATTATAAACATAATCTCCGAACACCGGATTTGTTAAGCCTTTAATCGCCATATTATCTCATCCTTTCCTTGATCTCTTTATCTAAAGTGTCTCCCATTTTCTGCTCTGCCTTTTTTCTCGCTCTTGTTGCCGCAGGACGCACAACCGGAGTTTTCTTTCGAAAAGAATTCCCGCTTTCTACCGAGCGCATTAACATTGCATTTGGCACGCCGTTGTGGTACTTCTTGGTAGGTGTGCTTCCGTATCCGTCAAATCCAAGCCTTGTATTGATAGAATCCCCATCATTTTCAATCGGAGCAACTCCGAATGCGTCAATTAGGTCTGATTTTTGTTTTCGTGTAACTCCTTTTAGCTTGTCCTCTGACGTTCCTTGTCGATCGTCAATCGGAAGCTTTTTTAACCCCGCTTTGATTTCATCTGCTACCACTCCGGCGCCCTCGTAGACTGCCCGTGTAATAATCTCTTCCGACTCTTTCCAAAGCTTCCCCAGGGCATTCGCATAATCGTCAATGCCTTTATAGTCTATTTTCGCCATCATCCAACCTCCCAAACCCATTCATAATGTTGATATCCGGTTTCTTCTTCAAATTGAACAGAATTCAGATAAAAAGAGATACAGTTATCTTTTAAAACTCCCTGTATCTTGTTCACGTTTTCGTCCCAGTCTTTTTTTGTGAAATAATCAATCGTTCCCTGTATGGACTGATTGATTTTTTGATCGTCGCCCTCAACGGAACTTCCCTCACTGTCTTCCGCATAAACGATATACTGATCCGGTTTGTCCATCGCTTCATAATGGAAAACGCTGTCCGTTACCGTCAATAAAATTTCTTCAATCTTTCTGATCTTCGAAAACATACTCTTCATTGATCCTTTCCAGTGACAGCTTCGTGATTCTGATTCCGTTTTCATCACGCATCGGCTGTATCATCGCAATCTGGTACTGCTTTCCGCTTTCCAGAACACAGACATCCGTTGCTTCAATGTCGTTCCACCCTGGAATGTTTACCACACATTCAATCTGCTGATTGTTTTGCATCGCCGTATAGTACCGATTGATTCCAAGATTGTCGAACCCATAAAAAAAGCTTTCTTTTTCTACCAGACCAACAACCGGACGCTCCCCTGGTTCTGCTAGATTTTTGACCGCACAAATATCAAGAACTCCATCATCAAACGTCATTGACCGCTCCTTTCTGACTCATAAGCAGATTATTAAGTTGCCATCTCAAAAAACGCGGCATAGTCGTATCCGGCGCAGCACGTTTTCGGAAAAGATAGGCGGCGTACTGAATCACCGCCATATCACATTCCAAATCATTTTCAATCAGCCGGATTCCTTCCGTCTGAATCGCCTGCGCAGAAAGGTCTAAAAGCGTGCCGAGATATTCATCGTTCGATGCGGTTAAAAGTTGTAAATCCTGCTTCAGCACGATTAACTTTTCTTCTGCATTCATCTCATCACCTATCAGTCAGATGCTTTTGTTACGTTTACCGTGTAGACTTTCACGGCATTCCCGTTTTTGACGGTTACTGTCAGCGGATAGGCTTTTCCGTCTGCCTTCCACGTTACTGTTCCACCATTTCTCACGTTCTTGCCGCCGTAAGAAATTGCCACTTCTGCTCCCGCCTGCGCCGGTGTTGCCTCGATCTTGTCGTTTGCGTTCGCCGCCGATGAAAGGGTGTAGGTGGTCACGTCCGGATCGAATGTTCCCGGGGACAGGGTTTCGTCTCCAACCGCCAGATCGTCAAGGTCTGCGTCGTTCGCGGTGTCTGCCGCAAAGTCCATTGCGGTTGTTACTTCCGCATTGTTGATGTTAATCGCAACAAACGCGCCCGGGATGATCGGCGCCCCGTCTGCCCGAGCCTTGCCACGGAACACAGTGTTGTCCTGAATGAACTGCACGTGTTCGGAAGAATCGATCGTCATTGCTCTTCTGTCCGCCCACAGATACAGATCTCCGTAACCTCCTACGATATCGCCATCCGGCATAAATTCCAGAATGTCGATATTGCCGTTAATAACCGGCAGTGTTCCGAACAGGTTCGCCACGATGTCGCCCGTTGCGGTAAATGTAATCAGCTTGGATTTCAACGTCGCGTAAGTTTTAGAGTTCATTGCCCAGAACTGCTCACCTCGATTGTAGCGGGTAAACGTATTCCCCGCCGCCATAGCAAGCTGCGCCCAAAACTCCGCGCCAGTTAAAGATGTTCCGTTGATTTTGACGATATTAGTATCACTGTAATCTACCCATGCAGGAGCGTTTGCCGGGTACCCATCAGGCTGCGAATCCTGTGCCAGCCTGGTAACGATACCAAGCGGCATGTGAGAGGCAGAGCCTTTACCGTAGAGGATTGCTTTATCTTCTGCCAGACCGATGGATTCAGACAGCATTTCCACAATCCAGGACGCAAGGTCAAGGTTGCTGACCGTATCTTCTAACAGGGAATTGCAAACCGGAACGTATCCTGCAACCTTGTAGCCATCAAGCGTGATCTGATTGAACACAAATGTAAGCTCGTTAATCGCACCACACATTTCTGTCCATACTGCCTCTGGCACAGTTCCGGCAATGGTCTGCCTTGCTTCGCCCGGAACATTTCTCACGCGCACACGGTTCAGTAACTTAGAATATCGGTACATATTTTCGGAAATCAACTCCAAAAATACAACCGGGATTTCCAATTCTCCGCCCTGAATAGCGCGAGTATTTCCTTTCATGCTCCGCATTCTTTCCAAAAATTCTTTTACATCTTCCCGTTCCACAATCTGGTTTCTCGTTTCGACCGGAAGGGAATCAAACGCTCTCACATTCATCGGAAGACTTCTAATTTCTCTATTTACCATCATTTCTTTCCTTTCTTCTTTCTTTACTTTCACTTCTCTTACAGGTTCGGCAGGCGGCTCCTTTTCGGTTTCCGCAAGCTGCGCCTCCAAATCGTCAATCTCGCCTTGTAGTCGTGTCTTTGCTTCCTCATGCTCTGTTTTTTCTGTGTCAAAAGCATCTATCTGTTCGCTTACAACCTGCTGCTCTTCTTCCGTGACAGCTTCATTAATTGCCGTCTCCAGCTCTGCTTCTCGATTAAGAAATTCCTCATCTTTTTTTCTGAGTTCCTCAAGCTCACTCATTTTTTTATCAATTCGATTTCTCAGCATAATTGCCTTCAAAGCCATGTTCATTCTCCTTTCAGACGTGTCCTCATCTCTTCACGCCATTTGTTTCTTTTTTCTTCCGTTGCCGCTTCGAGCCGTTCTCTCGCGGCAGTTAAATGTTCTTTATTTCTCGCCGATATGCTTGTTGATGTATAGGCGGGAAACGTACAGGGAGATACTTCATATAAGGGATCTACCTCTGTGATTCTTGTATGATAAATTCCATCTTCGTCCCACCATTCCTCCATGTCTTTAATCTCAAAACCAAAAGAGCACCCATCTACATCTCCACGGGATACCCGTGCGTATGCGTTGAGTGCTTCCTGATCGTTTTCATTAATTTGTATGCTACCTTTTAATCCTACATCGTCCTCGGATAATGTTAATGTCTGATTCGACGTAGAGCCAAGCACTATGTTACTGTCGTGATTCCAAAGTGCCTTTACATCTCCGCCACCAGCCAGTGTTCTCGCAAATGCTCCGGGTGCAATCGTTTCAACCCAACCATCAAAAACATTATAAGATTGTCCGAAAATGGCAAAGTATCCGTCTAGGTATCGGCTACCACCCTCTTCACGAACCTTGACATCTTTCATTTTTAAAACTCGCTGCTCCATTATTCTTCACCCCCTTGCAGCTTGCTCTGATCGCCAATCATTCCGCGCGGAATGTAATTTTCCAAAATTACCAAATCATTTAATCCCTCAACCGGAGAAAGTCCAAGCCAGCTTCTGACTTCGTTTCCCGTCATGATTCCTCGGATATACTGATCGTCTGCAATCGAAGCCATATCCCTAAGTTCATAGTTATATAGCGAGCGTGGATTAAATTTAAAAAAGAGGTTCGGAGAGTACAACAGCTTTTTTGTCAACTCCTGCTCAATCACCTGCGCGATCGGCATAATCGTTGAATTGATAAAATTATTCCACGCCTCTCTTTTAAATTCACCCACACCCAGTACAAAAGGAGGAATCCGGAGAACGGATGCCACGGTTTTTTTATTTAATTCCACCATGTCAGAAAGAGCGAGATCGGATAGGGACAGAGGTTTAATCTGTTCCACTTCGAACTGCTCCGCTGGAATCAACCACGGCTCTCCTGCATCTCCTGTATCAATATAATCCGTGAGAAGCTTTTTTCTTCCCTCCGGGTTGGAAAATTCTTCAGTTAACGCGTCAACCTTCACGATGATGGACGGCTTCCACTTCGATTCCATAAATCCCTTTTCTGTCGCCGCTGCTTGTTTGAGATTGTTTGCCACGTCTTTCAAAGTGACCTGAAATCCCGTTCCAATCCACGGATACAATTCGCCCGGATTCAGCACAAAATGAAGCACGTCATCCGGGTCATACATTTCTCCGTTAATTCCAATTTTGTAATTCCAGATACCTTCTGGAATCAGCGATACCATTGAAGGAGGGACAGGTCTGAGATCTCTTAAAAATCCCTGCCTGAATTTAGGGTAAACTACAGCATTTCCGGAACCACCCAGATAAAGAGTTCTTACAATCCACTGGATGAAGGTTGAGCGCGTCATATTGCTGTTCGGCTCAATATCAATCTTCCTGCTGAGTTCATTTTTTACCCGAACGTCTCCATCCTCTGAGTTCTCCATTAAATGAATCGTCATGCTCCCGATCAACTTTGCGATTGTATCCACTGCCGTAACAATCTCTGGATTCTGTGACAGACTTGTATATCCACGACAAGTCAAAGTGTCAAAAGCATCATCGCTACACAGCCACGACACCGTCTTTGTTTCTGTCTTTGGTTCTGCCCTAGTCTTCATCTTTTTCTTTTTACTCATTTCCCCACCATGCTCTTCCTTTCTTGCTTCGTTCCATATTTTCCAGATATCTTACGCAAGCAAAAACCGAAGCGTCAAATAAATCAATTCGATGCTCCGGTTGTACTTTCTCGTACTGTATCATATCATCTGTCTTTTCAACGGCTCTTACATTTTCAACGCAATATTCGTATGCTTCCGAATGAAGGTAGTAAAGATTCCCATCCTTTGCGCTTTTCTCAATGTGCCGAAAACCTTCTGATTTTTTATAATAATATTGCGGCTGATCGATAATCTTAAATCCTGCCCGTTTCATTCCTATAAAATATTCCCGGCAGAATTTCCTGTCGTGCCCAATCTGCTTGATTTTAAATCCTTTTTTTCGCATATTGACAAACCAGTTAACCACATCGGAATGATTGACGGTCGGACTGTTGCACATCGTCAGAAATCCATCGTCCGCCCAGCCGAACAACGGGATATTATCCTCATCTGCCTTGGTGTGCGCCGCCACAACCGGGAAAAATGCGTGTGTGATTATAATGTCAACGTCTTTATATGTGCCAAACAGAGCCGCCGCTGTAAGGTCGTGCAGTTTTGACAAGTCTGCCCCGCCGTACCAGTCAATCGGCATTTTTGCCAACTGGTCAATCGTCCAGTCATATTCCCGATCGCTTTTCCGAAATTCTTCGATGTCAAAGTATGCGCTTAAAGCGTTTGTATAAACATTCAACGATTTTGCGAAAAAATCCTTTCGCTGCTGCGGATCGTTTTGCGCTTGCAAAGCGTCGTTTAGAATTTCTTGCGGTCGAATCGTAACCCCATAGCCGGGGTTCGCCATCTCATGGATTCTCGGATCCGTAAAATCCACAGTCCCGTCTCGTATCTCATCCGGTGCTTTGCAGATGAAGATGAAATACTGTTCGTCTTTTACCGTGCCGTCAAGAACCTGTTGGCAATATTTTAAACGATTGCCAAGAAAAAGTTGTTCATCGTCTCCCGCTGTAGAAATCCCGATCATTAATTTATTTGTATACGCTTTCATTGCCTCTTTAAACAGATTGTACTGCTTTGGCTTTTTGAAAGCGTGCATCTCGTCACAAATTGCAATATTGCAGTTAAGTGAATCCTGTGCGTCCGGATTTGCCGCAAGGGCACGAATAAAAAAATAGCCATCCGGCAAAGATGATTCCATTGAGTGCTCATTGTTATTGTCTATAATTTTTACAGACCCTCCGTCTTTTTGATCTTCCCCCATTAGGCGAATGTTATATTTTAAAAAATTGAAGCTTTCTAGTGATTGTATAAGAGCCGCTGACGCAATATAGGTCTTTGAACCGCTTTTTCGATAAAGCAGAGACAGAGACCATGCAAGGGCAGCGGCGAACGTCGTCTTTACATTTTTTCGCGGAATGTAAATCAATGCCTCGTGGAATCGGATATTGTTTGTTCCTTTCAGTTTGAATCCTACAAGATTATAAATGCAGAATTTGTGATAGTCTTGCAATTCGAAAGGCTTTCCCCTAAGCGGGGTTCCGTCGATTTTTTCTCCTTGCATATTGCAAAGTGTATTTTCAATAATCTGGATGCAAAATTCCGGATCTTTATAATCCATCCAGTAATTTTCGTTATTCATATCGGAAAAGAATCTATCAACGGCTTGCTTTAGCTCCGGACAAGCTACTTTCTTACCGTCTCTTATATTCTTTGCGTACTTTAAGACAGCTTCCCAGTTTTTAGCTTTCGATGGATGCAAGTGCCGCCGCCAGTCCTTTCTTTTTCTCTTCTTTTTTCGGTCCTTCCCCTGTAAGTTTTTTATATGAGCTTGGGGTTAATCCCAATTCGCGCCAGTACGCAAGCGCGGTTTTATTCTGTTCGTCCCACATAACCAAAAGAGGATTTTTTGTCATGTTAGTTGAGCCGCCTTTGTTTGTGTATGATATGACAGAACGCTTTCCATCTTTCTTAAATTCTGAATATGTTTTATCTCGCTGCTCCAGAATTGCAGCTAAGGATTCAATAACGCTATCATATGATTTGTCATAGATATTCAGCGCCTCCATCTGGGCGCAAATCATTGAAATATATTTTGTTTTTGTCATAATTTGTCACCCTTTCATCATATTTTAGCCTAGAGTTGGAAAAGCT